TCAAGCTGATCTCTGATTAACGCCGCCGTTTAAAATCCACTGCTCTACCTCAGCCAGTAAGTATTTTTTAGGGCGATTCCTTACTGGCTTGGGGAAGGAATGATTTAGCACATAAGTCCTCATTGTTGTTCTAGAGGTAACACCAATTTTTTGCATCGCTTCGCTTTCAAAGATCATTTCAATATTAGCCATTTTTTCTCCACACATTCCTGCTGCAACAGGTTAATTAAGCCGCGACAGGTCACGGCGTATTGATATTTAGTTTCAACTTACCAAGCCTCAGGTGGCTTGACTCTTATTTCGGCTCTGCCATTCTTCAGTTTCAAACTTACTGAATACTTTCCAACAATCAACGCACCTCCAGTCACCGGTATGCTGCCCAATAACCCTGTCCTTGATTATCTTCGCTGAGCCGCATTCCGGGCACTTCTTTGGTTTAAAATGTGCAGACATCAATCCTCCTCTTTGAAATAAACCGGGTCAGTGCCGCGCGGAAATCTCATCTGCTCTTCAAGATAAAAATTAGCCGAGTACCACGACGGGACATGGTTTATTGTTTATCTTTATCGCGTTTATCTTGCTCTGGCTTCCATTCGAGTCCGCACATACCACAGGACCATTTTCCACCAGGGTTTTTATTCGGGCCCCAAAAGTTGCAGAAGGGGCATGTTCTGGGTTTGTAGGCCATTTTTCTTTCTCCTTCTGATAAACAAGGTCCTAGCACCGTAGAAAACTAATCGACTCTCTGCACATGAAATTGAGTTGTGAGAAGCAGATATAATTTTAGGTTACTTGGCACGTAACCAATCATCACTGGTACTTCATGGTCTCAAGCTCAGCTTGCATCCTAATCAATCTAATATTGAGTTCATCAATTTTTCCATCTGTATAATTTTCACTGAACAACCAGTATTTAGCTTTGGCCATACAGTCTTGGGCGAGCTGCTTATCAAACTCAACAACCCTTGAAGAGGCGGCTACCCATAAATCATGAATTTGGTCCTCGACTACCTGGTCTTTACGGGCTCCCGCTTTTAATCTTTCACAATACCTTACTGTCGCTGCTACGGCTGGCGTCAATCCGTCGATAGCACGAAGCCTGATATCTCGCCGTAAATTTAGCCAGCTACTAACTTTATTGGCTACCAGTGATACAATTGAAAGGTTGATCATTTACCTTCCTCCTTAAAGTAAACCGGGTCAGTGCCGCGCGGGAACTGCAGCGCAACGTTCCTGTAATGCTGCAACCGCTCTTTGAAATACTCCCTCATCGCTTCAGGCTGCTGCATCTCCACTTCATGCGGGATAACAGGCTGATTCATTCGCTCCTTGTATGCGACTCCTGAGGCGGCTAAATCCACGTTAATCCTGTCGCGCTCTTCACGGCTACGGGCCGCTAGATTATGTGATGGCATCTTATTAACTCCGTGACATGTCACGACAGTTATAACATCAGCTTTACCTCATGCCATCCATTAGTTGTCCAGCATGCAGCCTCACCCTGGCAGGGGCAGGACTGCACTGGCAGTTGCTCTTTGCACTTCCCGCACTGCTGGTGGGCCAGCACCTCCAGCTGCTGTGTCAGTTCGGCGGCATCCTTTCGAATCAGCAGAGCTATGTACTCGTTCAGCTTATACGGTTCACGACCGGGGCGGCGTACGGCGCAGTTATGCGCCAGCATCTCCAGTTCCTGACTATCAAGCGCCAGCTCCAGCTTTTTACCACCGGCAGCGGCCTGTCTGGCACGCTGCGCTGCGCTGCTTTGCGTTCTGCAGATGTCTTGCTCACGTATCCACCTCCTCATCCTGCACTATGCTTATTGCAGGAGGTACAACATGTGTGGACGATTTGCGCAGTACAGCAGTAGAGATGAATATTTCGAAGCCCTCGGTGTGAAGCCTGACGAAATTATCTATGACCCTGAGCCTATAGGGCGCTTTAACGTGGCTCCCGGTACAAAGGTGTTGCTGCTTAACGAACGTGAGGATGAATTGCACCTCGATCCTGTTTACTGGGGCTATGGCCCAGAATGGTGGAACAAGCAGCCACTCATTAACGCTCGCTGCGAAACTGCTGCCAGTGGGCGTATGTTTAAGCCTCTCTGGGAGCACGGTCGTGCAATCGTGCCTGCAGATGGTTGGTTCGAATGGAAGAAAGAGGGTAGCAAGAAGCAGCCCTATTTCATTCACCACAAGAATGATCAACCCCTGTTCTTCGCCTCTATTGGTAAAGCGCCGTTCGGTAATGATCACGGCCATGAAGGCTTCGTTATTGTGACCGCTGCCAGTAACAAAGGCATGGTAGATATTCATGACCGACGACCGTTGGTACTGACCGCCGACGCTGTACGTGAATGGCTCAGTGTCGAAACTAGCCCGGAACGCGCACAGGAAATTGCTCATGATGCGTCTGTTCCTGAAAAGGACTTCAGCTGGCATCCGGTAACTAAAAAGGTTGGCAATATCCATAATCAAGGTTCCGACCTGGTGGATGAAATTAATGATCCTTTGGTGTGACAAGTTGTGGTCTTAAACTCAATGACCCACACCCACGGGTTAACCTGCCAGCTGTCCGCACCGTAGATGGATTGCCACAGCCCACCAAATTGACATACGGCAGTGTGTCCCATTTCTTCAACTTCACGGGTGCCAGGCTTGAACCTCAGCGCTTCAAACGTACATCCCTCAGCTTTTGCATCGTCCTCGGTGATATCCCAAAGACGCTCCACACGAACGCCGGTAATCTCCAGCGTTATGCGTGAATACTTGCGGCGCATATGAAGAGAAGGCGTCCACTTCATTGGTTGAGGCTTGCCGTTGCAGTCATACAAACGCACCGCATCAGGCTTAGATGCTCGATAAACGATCTGTTCATGAGGCGAGCCGCCAACAGAGCGGATTTCAAATCCGAACGTCTCACGCACCCACAGGCGATCACCTACTGCACCAAATGGGCAGGGCGTTGGCTGGCAACGCCACTCGCTTGAGGTGCGGCTGTTAGATTCAATCACCCAGCCGCCAGTCTCTTTGCTGGCTCTCAATCCTGAGAATTGCAGGTTTAAGCCCTCGTCGAGTCCACGCCACTTAACAATCCGGCGCGTCTGCGTCTTTCTGCCGTCGAGTACTGCACGAACCATGTCGGCGTTAAAGATGATTGGGCGCTCACGCATGGTCAGCATCCTTCAAAAAAAGAATCCAGTGAGTTTTGTCATTCTTCCCGGTGCGCTGCCAGATTGTTGGCTTTTGATCGGTTAAGGCTATTACCTTACGAATTGGTATCTGTGTTTCATTCCATTTGAAAATAAGCGTACCGTGTGGACGCAGTACCCTAAATGCCTCTGCGAATCCAGCGCGGATATCGTCTGGCCACGTCTTAGGGTCAAGTGCGCCATACTTCTTTTTCATCCACGCTTTGTCACCAACTCGCTCAAGGTGTGGTGGGTCGAAAACTACTTGGGCAAAGCTTTCATCGGGGAACGGCAAGGAACGGAAGTTAGCAACGATGTCTGGCGCAATGTGCAGGGCGCGACCATCACAAAGGATGTGGTCCTCATTACGAACGTCAGTGAAAATCGCGCGGGAATCGCCTTTATCAAGCCAAAACATGCGGGAGCCGCAGCACATATCCAAAATTGGTTGATCGAATGCTGGGGCCATTACTCACCATCCTTTACGGCGCGGAGCCAAATACAAACCGCACCGTCTTCAGTGTCATGGATGGAACCAACGAACCAGCCTTCACCTTCAGGGCTTTCAGGTTGCCAGGCAGAGATATCGCAGCCATCTGCAGTTGGGTCGATCATGTTTTCATCACGATACGCTACAAGCCACTGCAAGCCGCGCTCAGACATCCACTGATCAAACTCAGCGGTAGGGATAAATTCGCGACCGTCACAGAACGCCAGATAATCTGGGTGAGACCAATAGCCATACTGGTCACGTTTAACTTCTAGGGGCTTTATGCTCATTTTATCGTCTCCTTAACCCATGCATTCCAGATAGAGCCCGCTGGCAATCAGACGGGCGCGGCGTTTAGCTGCTTCACGGTTACGCTTCTTAGCTTCTTCGGAGCAGTCATTGCTGTAGTTGATTACCATTGGCTTAGATGGTGGGGGAGCAACACGGCGCGGATTTCGGCCCAGGGTGTAAGTGCGGTCAATAGAGCCGCCGCCGAGACAGATTTGATTTGAGGCTTCAACCTGCAGCGTTTCGCCACCTCTGCGCATGATGTGCAGAACTAAACGGTTGAACTCACTCAGGGTCATACCGAGACGTTCTGCCAGCTCACGGCCCGTTACCGGGCCTTTTGATAACTGCCAGGCCAGCTTTTCACTGAATCGGGCATTAGCCCCGGTGCTGCGCCGGAATTGGGCGACCTTTTTCATGACACCACCTTCAGCGTTACAGTGCGTGAGCGGAGCAAATCCATTTCCATCTGCGAAATGATATTGATCGCATGTGAGATACCCAGCTGCTGGTGGTTACCCAGCGTTGTTACAGCCCGGCGTGCTTCCCCAAGTGCTTCACCACGTAGGGTGCGAATCCATTGATCACAAGCTGGAGTGGCAAGCGCCACGTTCAGGTCATCAATCAGGGTCATATCAGCGTCTGCCGCCTGTAGCGCTGAAATGGTGTCAGGCAGCACGCTGTTAATACGCAGCACCTCTGCAGCCATCAGGTTGGCGCGAACGGTGGCAACGTCGAGGCGTGATGACAGCTCAGCCACCATCTTTGCCATTTCAATCAGGGGCGTTTCAATACTGATGTTCTTAGCGAACTGGTGGCCAGCAGCGACGACTTCTTTATTCGACTTGAAATGATGCATGTCATCGCCCTCAGTGAATGGTGATGGTGCTGTTAAGGCGCTCAGCTTCGTTCTGCGCTTTAATCGGATTAGTGATTACTGAGCCGTCAGGCATGACCCAGCCGTTGAGGATATGGCTGTAGGGCAGGGTGATAATGCCAACGGTGATATGATCGTTAGGCTTTTGCATCGCTGTAATCCCTCCGGGCTTTATCAAACTCACTGCCAACGATCTCAACCGCGCCAAATCCATCTTTAGGCGTCGCACTGGTCTGAATGTAAATGGCATCACCATGACGGAATAAAGTAAGGCCACACAGAACCAGCATTCCCCAATCCAGACCAATAGCTTCATAAAGTTCGTCATTATCGACTTTGGTTTTCGGGTAGTTGTCACTCCACAGCTTCTTAACTGCGGCATGTTCTTCCTTAAGGCCTTTGGGTGGCCTGGCTTTCGGCCATGAGGCATAACCAGTGCTACCGGTTGGTACTGTCCACAGCTCCTTAGCGAGGTAAGGTGCAGCATCAAAATTCACGCCGTAGAAGGTTGAGCGCGTTATATCGCTTTTGAAAACTGGCTTGCCGCCAATCAGTGAAGTCAGCTCCGCCGCTTCTTTTCGCATCTGCGCTTCATCAGCACGCGTCTTATCCCATGCTGCTAACGCCTCAGCGTTCGTAAACTTCCAGTAACCCATAACAGTCTCCACACACGATTTTTGGTTGCATGAATCCCTTGCCAGTGACGGCAATAAAAAACTTTTGGGATTCGTTTAAGTTGGCTGGTGAGCTACTGCAATAACCCACAGCCCGATTACTCCACACACTTGAAAGGTTGCTGCGGTGCCGGGTGCCTCCCGGTGCTCTGGTCAGACTGACAAACCTCAGAGCGGAAACTCTTAGACTGTATGCAATCTTTGTCAGTCTTCCGCGTGCGCTAGCCGCATTCACCACAACGAAAAGGACACTTACTCCACGCCTCTAAAGCGTTCGAAAACACCCGCTTTGCAAATGCCCTTATCGTTGTGAAAAAGGGCGGTTAAACCAAAACACTTTGAGTAACCGCCAACACAGCAATTCCGTACTCTTAAAACGCTGGACCCTGAACTACGTCTTCAACATCACACTGCACACTCACCACTCCTGCATCACCACAGCAGATCACATCGGCATCCGGGAAGAGGCGCAGAAAGGTTACCAGGTCCCGCACCGTTGTATTCGACATGTTCTTAATCATCTTCATTGCCTCTCCACACACTTTTAAAAACGGCGCCTGCAAGCGCGGCTAAGTAATATGCAATTAATCTAAGATAACTTAGATTTAAGGTCAAGAAAAAAGCCTAAATAAATTTAGGCTTCAAAATTTTTTAGATGTTTAACGCCTCATAAGGCGACGATGTTCGACGAGAACGCCAATGATATTAAATTTTTCCTTGGCCGAACTGCGTACAGCAAAGTCTTCATTCAGAGGAACAAGCTCAAAAATTTCCTTGCCGTCTTCAGTTACGCCTCTGGCTCGGTACTTTTTGAAGGTCGCTTCATCTTCGCCATTTTTAGCCACAACATAATCGCCAGGCTGAGGGCTAAGTTCTGGATCGATAAGGATAAGGTCACCCTCAACAAAATCTGGCTCCATGGACTTGCCCTTGATTTTTAAGGCAAACGTTCCCTGTGAGAAGTTACCAGTGCTAAACACGTAATCGATATTCCCTTCTAAATTGCGCGCATCACATGCAGGGCTCCAAGCTCCAGCTTGCACATAGCTTATTACTGGAACCTTCATGCTGCCGATAGGCGCTGGCGCAATGTTTGATTCATCTTCCTTACCGTACAATAAATACGTTTCGCTTACACCTAACACAGAAGCTAACTTTGAAAGCTTCAAACCTCCGGGTGTATTCTGATCGCGCTCCCAATAGCCTACGGTCACGTCCGAAACGCCTACTGCCTTACCAAGCTGACCCTGCGTCAGCCTTTTTTCCATGCGTAGCGCCCTAACGCGCCCCCCAAGAGAGCTCACAGTAAATCCCCTAAATGAAAAGTAACTAAGTTATCTTAGTTTTTATTGACCAAAGTTAATTTAGAAAATACTATCTAAGAATTCTTAGGGGAGGCCATTATGACAACCAGTGATTTAGAGAAGTTTTTCGGTACGCCAAACAAGGCGGCAGCCTTTTTCAATGTTTCACCCGAAGCCTTTTATCAGTGGCGAAAGCGTCCGGGCGGTTTAATTCCAAAAGGCCGTGCCGCCGAAGCTGCCTTCCGCACTAAAGGCAAACTCAAATTTCAACCGTCCCTTTACGACAAGCCTACTTCAAACGCTTTGTAAAGATAACCACAGAAAACAGAGGTCAACCGTGGATCAGAAGCACTGGCAGGTAGAAAAGCAACCAGCATGGCTGGTGGCTGCAATCAAGAAGACTATTTCAAGTCTTCCAGGTGGTTATGTGGAAGCAGCCGAGTGGCTGGGCGTGACAGAAGATGCGCTGTTCAACCGCCTTCGCACTAATGGTGATCAGATTTTCCCAATGGGCTGGGCAATGGTCCTGCAGCAGGCAGGCGGCACTAAACATATTGCGAATGCGGTCTCCCGCCAGTCAAACAGCGTTAACGTCCCGTTGGTGGACATTGAGGATGTTGATAACGCGGATATCAATCAGCGTCTGATGGAGTCGGTTGAGTGGATTGGTAAGCATTCTGCCTATATTCGCAAGGCAACCGCTGACGGTGTGATTGATGCGGCTGAACGCGAGCAGATTGAAGAGAACAGCTATCAGGTAATGGCTAAGTGGCAGGAGCATCTTACGCTGCTGTATCGCGTGTTTTGCCCGCCAGAAAAGGTGAACGCCGCAGGATTGCAGTCCGCGGCGTTCGATGCGACTAAATCAACGTGTGTGGAGAACTAATCGCGTGATCAATTTAACCAGATTATCAGGCTTACCGCAATTCCGTTGCCTGCCTTCAGCTGGTGGCCGCTTCAGCAGTGAGCCGCTGCGGTATGTGCTTAATGTACCCGGCGTTAGCGAAGAAGTTAACCACAGCTTTGTTAGTTGGGCTGTGGGTGATGCCAGTCAGCGAATGAAGGCGGTCAAATGCGAGAACTTGACAGAATCTTCCGTGATAAACGCGGAATCCCTGTGCGGGTCATTAGATGGGAGCCAGAGAACGACCGGGTTATCTACCTGCGTGACAACTATGAACATGGCGAGTGCTTCAGCTCTCTCGAACGGTTCAAGCTGTACTTCAGGGAGGTCAGTGTAAGTCATGAGCCTACTTCTGAAAGTTAAGCCATTGGTTATCAGCCCGATGCTCGCTCTGCGTATTGGCATTAATGAGGCCATTGTGCTGCAGCAAATTTGTTACTGGCTGGAAGACACCACTGCTGGCATCGAATATGACGGCAAACGCTGGGTTTATAACAGCATAAATGCCTGGAATGAGCAGTTTCCATGGTGGACCGCGAAGACTATACAAAGAACGGTTTCGTCATTGAAAAAGATGGGTCTGATTTATGTTGATCAGCTTAAAAAAAGCCAGCACGACCAGACTAATTATTACGCAATTAACTACGCGAGCCCTTTACTGGCCGATACGGACAAATTGTCCCTATCGAGAGAGACAATTTGTCGCAATCGAAAAGGTCAATCTGTCCCTATGGATAAGGACAAGTTGTCCCAATCCATCGGGTCAAATTGTCCCAATGTTACAGAGAATACAACAGAGATTACTACAGAGATTACAACAACCCCTTCTTGTCAGGTTGCGTCGCAACCTGACGATGAGTGGTCACTGGTTCATCGCTCTCGGGAAGTCTTACGCCACCTGAACAAAGTTACCGGCGCTAAGCACACTGAGGCTCAGTCGTCGATGGGCCACATCAAGTCCCGGCTGAAAGACTCGTTTACGGTGGAAGAGCTTTGTCTGGTGGTGGATTACAAACACGCGCACTGGGAAGGCACTGAGGAATATCAGTACATGCGTCCCAAAACGCTGTTCATCCCCGGCAATCTGCCTGGCTATCTGCAGTCAGCGACAAAGTGGGATAAGGCCGGTCGCCCACCACGTTCTGAGTGGAATGCCCTGAAGCGCAACATGCAGCGGGATATCACAGTGATTCCGCAACCTGACAGCACAGTGCCTCACGGCTTTCGCGGCGCATAAGGGGATAGAGCGATGATTAACCACGAATCAAAAATTCTTGAACTGATTACCCGCAATGGTCCGCTGAAGGTTCGCGAACTCTGCAAGCTAACCGGCCTGCATGAGACATCGGTGAAGCGCTTTATCAAACCTTTGTTCACCAAAGGACTGCTAAAGCGTGCCAGCGACTGGAGCTACTCGATCAACACCGCCCCGTTACCTGTTGAGAGCGGGAGATACAGCCACAAAGCTAAGCAGGCCGCCGAACTGGAAAGCAAAGGGTTCTGGCTGCGTGCAGCTCAGGTATGGCGTGAGGCGATGCTGGTGGCGAAGTTCGACGCATCACGCAACGAAGCCAAAGAGAACTGCGACCGCTGCGCCGTGAAAGGCTCCCTCAACTGTGGCAGCTACGGTGGCCTTGATACAGGCCGTATTGGTGAAAGCTTTCTGAGTGAGGTTCGCCAATGAAAGCGCACCTGAAGAGCCACTTCGAGCGAAATGAGATTTTCTACCGGGCCATCCGAACCGCAGCCGTGATGATTACCGCCCTGATTATTGTCCTGACATGGGAGTTGACCACAGCATGAGTACTTTAGCGCGCATTTACGACGATAAGAAAAATAGCGATACCGATATCACTACCCGCAAAACTTACCTGCTGGGCGTTGATGAGCTGTATGTTGAAACTAATTACAACATTCGTGATATCGATCAGACCCATGTCGAGGAATTCCGCGACGCCTTTATCGCTGGTGAGCATGTGCCTCCGCTGGCTGTTAAGGTCACGGAGAAGGGCATCAAGATTATCGACGGTCATCACCGCTACTACGGTGCGAAGCTGGCACAGGAAGCAGGCTATACGCTGCGCCTTGAGTGCAAGGACTTCGTGGGTAGCGAAGCTGACAGCGTGGCGTTCATGGTCACAAGCAGTCAGGGCCGCGCCCTGTTGCCGCTGGAACGTGCCGCAGCTTATCAGCGCCTCGTGAATCAGGGCTTAGAGCCAGCTGAGATTGCCGCCAAGGTAAAACGTTCGATCACCGATGTAGAACAGCACCTCCAGTTGCTGACCGTTGGCGAGCCGCTGATTGAAATGGTGAAGTCTGGTGAAGTGGCAGCGACCACAGCAGTAGCTCTGCAGCGTGAGCATGGCGTGAAAGCATCATCAGTAGCGCAGGAGCAGATGCAGAAGGCGAAGGCAGCAGGCAAGAAGAAGCTGACCAAAACTGATGCTATGCCGCAATTCAGTGCCGCCCAGGCTCGTAAACTGGTAGAACTGATTGCTAAGCACTGTGAGGTAGAGCTTAACGATGAATCTGCAGAAGTAATTCTGGATTTCAAAACAGACCTGCAGGCGGCTGAGCTGATGGATATTGTGCTGATCGCCAAAAAGCACTACGGCGTCACACAATCATCTGATGAACAACCTGCATCGGCTGAATCAGAAAACAAGCAGTGGCTATCAGAACATCATGAAGGCCTTGAATTGGTGGTGAAGCAGTTGCAAAACCCCTGATGGCTCATTCATGAAAAAAGTTTTAAATATGCTCAGTTTTAGATTTCACCAACGAGGTGAAGCAAAATGGGAAGAAATTTATTCTTAATGAGATGAATATGATTATAATTGAGGCTTGGCGCTAAAGGGTTTGGAATGCCTGCATTTCATAAAATGAAATGCAGGCGTTTATTCAATTTATTCGATTGAAGACCAATATTTTTTTCTAGTATTCGCAAGGCAGTGGTCTGAAGAAAGTTCAACAGTTTTGTCTCGTGTCACAAATGAGTCTAGGAATTTTTTTTCATCCGCCTCTAGTTTGAATTTGGCTATTTTTTTAAAAAAGTTACCCCTGCTATCAATGATTTGAGTGGTGACATTTTCTTTCAACTTGGTTTGGTCTTTTTCCCCTCGAATGTTAGGATCATTGCAAAGATTGAATAATACAAGCTCAAATCTTTTATTGGGAATGGGTTTGTTATTATCCGGATCGTTCAAGCCAGCGCTTGCGCTAACTGTGAAAGTGGTAATGGTTAATAAAAACAATACAGTACTTTTTAAATGCATTTTTATTTCCTGATCAATAGTGAGCTTTGATAAGTTGAGGGTTAAGTCTAACTGTTTTTTGGAGCGAAAAAAACAATGAGCCAGTGGCGTCAACTAATCTTATCAAAAACTATTTTGCCTTCCTAAAGAAATGCAGATAGTCGAGACTTTGAAAATTTTTTTGAACATCTCTGTGTCCAACTTAGAGGTAGCATATGAGAGCTTTATTAACACCTGAAGTCGCGCCGCGCACAGGTATTGTACTGCTTAAGCCTGGTCCTGAGCTGTTACGGCTTTTTCAGGGCCGGGTTGTAATCAGCACGCCGACTCTGGATATGGTAGACATGCCATCAGGCCGCCTGAATGACGGCACACAGCCTTTACTTGATGAGCCCTCACTGGCTTCCTTCTTCAGCCATGAACGTGTGGTAAAGGCCGCTGGTGGGCTAAATGCGCTGGCATCCTTCGTCCAGTCTTTCAACTGCTGCCAGTGGGAGCGGAAGAGATTGGGCATTTGGCATCACCATGAATTTACAGTGTCAGAAACTGAAAACGGCCTGGTGTCTCTTTGCTACAGCCACGATAATGAGTTTAGGGAAAATGGTGTTCCAGGCAAGGTTAACAGCATCGCAAAGGGTAACACCGCGCTGTGTATAATCAGGGCCGCATGTAACCAGATGGCATTAGCAGGTGACCATCAGCTGACACTACCGGAATTATGCTGGTGGGCCTCACTGAATGACCTGATTGATTTGATACCGGAGGCACCAGCGCGGCGCGTTCTGCGCATGCCAAAGGAAGCCATACAGGCTGGCGAACTTAAAGAGTCGCGGATTGTTCCGATGCGTCCGGCACGCGAAGTTATTCAGGATGCTGCACAGGTCGTTAAAAAGATAATCAGCTTACGTACTGACCCGGAATCACCAGAATCATTCATGAAGCGCCCCAAGCGTAAGCGCTGGGAAAGTGAGAAGTACACACGGTGGGTTAAGTCACAGAGCTGCGCATGTTGCGGCAGGCAGGCTGATGACCCTCATCACATCATCGGACATGGACAAGGAGGAATTGGAACAAAGGCCCATGATTTATTCGTGATACCGCTTTGCAGGGCGCATCACGACGAGTTACACCGCGACCCAAAACTTTTTGAGTCGAATTATGGCAGTCAGGTTGAACTGCTATTCAGGTTTTTGGATTTCGCGATTGCAGTCGGCGTTATCGGGACAGATAAAAAATAAAGTGTGTGGAGAGTATTAAACATGCGTGACATGTCACAGTTGTTAGAGCTATGGGGTGCTTGGGCTGTTTCTGAAAATAGTGGGGTAGACTGGCAGCCAGTGGCTGCAGGATTCAAAACATTAATTCCTTACGGTAAAAATCATAAAATGCAATGTTGCGATGATGAAGGGATAATGATTGACTCTTGCATAGCAAGGCTTAAAAAATTAAAAAAGGTTGAGTATGATATAATTGTTGCACACTATATTTATGGCCTGTCTTTAAGAAGCATTGCAAAGAAAAGAAAATGTTCAGATGGAACAATTCGAAAAGAATTGCAGACAGCATTAGGTTTTATCGAAGGGTGCATGTCAATGCTTGAATCATAAATTAAAAGCCTGGTCATCCCAGGCTTTTGATCATAAGTTTACTGCTGCTTCATGAACTGACACAGAGGGCGAAGATGTCAAGCAGTTTACAACTTTTACATAACCAAACCTTGGTTTCAAATTGGAGAAGCTTACACTCGATCCCATTTTTTCAAGTATTTTTTTTGCTTTATTGGTTGATGTAGAACCATTCTCTTTTTCTTCTTTTTTTTGTCTAGAGTATGGTTTAGGCTCAGATGTGCAATAAAGTGAACTCGACATTTCCTTATAAACGCTTATCATGTCTGCTCTTGGTAGTGATGATTTATCAAAAGTTGTCATGATTGAAATTGGCTTTTCTTTAACAAGCTCGTCCCAGGTTTTTTTATGAAAACCAGTTTTAGAACCATGGTGAGGCAACTTAAATATACCTGTTTTACGAGGTCTGGGGCTGTTCAATGCCTCACAGACCGCATCCCAGCCTGTATTTTTTTTTATTTCTAAGTCTGCACCTAACAAAATTTCATTATCTTCAGATGTTGGCGAGTACACTCTTGAAACTACGCAGTAGTGATTAGGATTTACAATTTTAGCCGAGCTCGCAACATCAGGCATGTTCCTAGCTACTTTTAATGAATTGGAAAAATCAATGTCTGATTGTGCTATATCGTAATCACTTGGGGATAGAGAATGCACTTCAACCCCCGTCTTGCTGCGAAACAAAATGCAATCTCTTTTCGCGTATTTAAGTCGAGAGTCTGCTTTTAAATTTGGTAGGAAAGCCATTATTTTTTTTATTTCTTTTGTTCTTGCCATCTCCGCTCCTGTCTTGCTCAGAGCTTCTATGTATTCTTTAAAATCATCTGAATTGAGGGCTGCGCTTATGACTAGCGTGGCTGATGTACATATTTCAATAATATCACTTAAGCCACTAATATGGTCATCATGGAAGTGACTTATAATTATAAGTTTAACATCCTGGCTGACATCTACTCCATGATCAATGAGATAGTCCAGTGCAGCAGGGCGCTTGTTATTGTTGAGGCAGGAGTCTACGATAAGCCATTCTTGCGAAGAAAGGCGTACTAGAATAGATTCGCCAATGCCTTTTCCGAATACGACTGTCTCACAAACTTCAATGGCAACTGAGTTATTTATTACAGCATCGACTGTGCTAACTGCTTCAGAAGTAACTAAAGACACTTAATTTCACCATGGTATTTATTTTTCTGCAAACACTCTGCGCAGTCTGAATTCAGAAACCCGACGTTCATTGCCTAAAATGTTTCGCTCAAGGCCTACGTACCAATAAAATATAGCGTTTTCAATTAATTTCTTTCTATCACTTTTACTAAACTCATTGGATTCAAAAGAAATTTCGTCGATAAAGCTATGGTCATGAATGTCGTAAATTCTTGCTGAGATAAGTCGATTTTTATCAGTGTAATCAATTTGGTCAATTATGCCATAGGTGTCCAGGGCTTTATCTAAATGTACTACCTTTTCTTTAATACGCGCTTGAATTTTTTTGGCTAAAAGGTGCCCTGTTTTTTTCTTATCAATTACAGCGGGCTGAGTCGCAATTTCTTGCGGAATTAAAGTTTCGGCATTCGGACCCTTCGGTAAACCACTAGAGGTTGTAGAATAATCCTCAAGGATTGAGCTATTTAAATTAATATCTTTAATATCTTTATTTCCTTCATTGGCTTTCGAAAAGTCAAATGAAGATATGGATATTTCGCGGAAAATATCATTAATAGCAAAAGTTGTTTTTAAGGAAGTTGAATCAAATGTGCTCATGATAATATCCTTTCAAACATGCTGGTATGGCTGTTGATATCATTAGTGACAGCTGAGCTTATATGCTCGCTTATGTTTTTAGATAAAAACTGCGTTAATTCAACAGCGCTTTTACCTTCAAGTAAGCTTATATCGTGATTGTATTGAACTTTGATGCCAAATTTTACATCTTCATAATTTTGAGTTGGTGCATAAGTTACGTTAATGGTTTCTTTATAAATTTCGTCTTTTTTGCGCTCTGAATTTTCGATTGCTATAACCAATGTAGCCATTCCGTAATGATAGGAGGGCGAATCCTGGAGGATTTTTGAATGATTATTCTCATTCCAGAGTGCTTTAGGTACTAACGAGTCACCAATAGCATTCCACGTTACTCTTTCAAAAAAATCGTATATATATAAAGTATTTACGCCCAGTGCACTAGTCTCAGCATGAGAGAACATTGATAAAATAGATGAGGTCAGATCGGATAGAGAACTTTCCAAACCAGACCTAGTTAATTGAAAAACGGCTTTAGTAGGAGTGCAAGTAATCTCAATCCAGCCATAATCAGTAGAAACTCGCTCATTCCCAATGTTGACATTTGCATTATCAATGTCTTCTTCGCGCATCAATTCGTAACGTCTGAACCAATCTGGAGAGAACATCAGCGGAGTGATTATCGATGAGACCCATACTACGTTAACCATCTGTTTTTTAAGTTTATATTGCATGATCTTACGCAGCCTAATTGATGGACTCTTAATCCAAAATCCAAAATGGTCCGGGACTACTTACACGTGCCTCACGATGTTCTTAAGGTAATGTAAAGATTAGCACCGAACTCATATCATATGATGAAATTATCAAAAAACTAACGCGTACGCAAAAACATCTGTATTGTGATAAGAATAGCTTCTTCGTAGTGCTGCTTACTTGTTTAAAGTTAGTTGTAAATGTTGATGTTATCTCTTCCTGCCTCACAGCCTGAAGGCGTGCATTTTAATGCCCCCAGTTAAGAATGATTACACACATATCCTCCACGGTGGATAGGTAAAATACCCCTGTTGATGATAGAGAAGGCAGTTACCGCTCGAGAGTTAGGGGTCACACACAAAGAGGTCGCCACAGAGCGGCCTTTTTTCGTTTTCGCGCACACCAATCAGTCTCCACACACACTTTTGACACCGTGGTGTTGCGCATCTTTCTTATGACTACTGACAGCACCTGCCAATTAACGGAGGTGAGGATGAAACGCATGCCGGATAAAGACGTTGGGTTCTGGGCAAGCCTGATCGCCTGGCTTTATGCCCACAAAAACGAAACCGGCTATGCGGGTCTTGCCGGAGTCATGGCGATTCTAAGAGCCACTTACGTTGGTAAAGACGCATGGTCACGCCGCCTGCTTGATGCTGCGATGTGCAGCGTCTTCGCCTTCTTCCTGCAACCAAGCCTGCAGGTGATTGGTTCGGCGTTTAACTGGCACTTTAGTGAGGACATTACGCGGGTTGCTGCGGTATTCCTTGGCTTCCTCGGTGTGGATTACATATCAACAAGGATACGCCGCCAGATAGATAAGCGATTGGGAGACAGTAATGCTGACAGCCAGTAGTTTTCAGCTCGCGACCGGCGTGAGTAATGCGCTGCGTGATGCATGGTTTCCTCAAATAGCGGCAACCCTCTCTGCCTTCCAGATAAGCACGCCATTGCGTCAGGCTCACTTTCTGGCGCAGACAGGGCACGAGTCAGCCGGGTTCCTGAAGGTGGAAGAGGGACTGAATTACAGCGAGAACGCGCTGACTGCCATGTTTGGCAAGCGCATTACTGCTGAGCAGGCCCGCGCCTATGGTCGTAATGCGATGCATGCGGCTAACCAGAAGATGATCGCCAGCATCATTTACGCAAACCGGAACGGTAATGGTGATGTGGCTTCGGGGGATGGGTACCGCTATCGCGGTCGTGGTCTGATTCAGATTACCGGAAAAGCCAACTATGCAGCACTGATGAAGCAGCTGGGCGTTGATGTAGTGGCAAACCCTGATTTATTGCTGGGCTATCGCTTTGCTGCGATGTCTGCGGCGGCATGGTGGAAGAATCACGGATTAAACGAACTGGCTGACTCTGATGATGTTATCCGCATCACCAGAATCATTAACGGTGGCACCAATGGTCTGGATGACCGGAAATCCCGCTTATCAAAATCTAAGGGGATTCTATGTTCAACGTAATCGGCTTTATCCGAAACAATTCAGGCCTGGTCATCATCGGTCTTATCTGCGTGGCGCTGTGGGGGTTGAACGCCAGTAACTCACAGCTGAAGGCAACGAACGACAGGCTTGAGAAGCTGGCAAACAGCAAAGACGAGCAGATTAACGATCTGCGGTCAAAGAACGATGGCCTGGCATCAAGCGTCACTGAGCTGGTAACAGCCGTTAAGCAGCAAAACGAAGTAATGAGTCAGGTCACAGAGCAGCGTGCCGTAACCGCACAGCAGAATCGGAAACTACAGAATGAAATTAAGCGTTACCTTGCGGCGGACAAGAGTGCTCTTGCTCCTGTTCCCCCTGATGCTGTTGACCGGTTGCGGGACGCAGCAAAAGCCGCTGGTGGATTACCGGACAGTAAAGCAGCCTCAGCTAAGCCTTCCGGCTGAACTGACCAGCCCGATTGATGTTCCAGCGCCGTCTCCGGGTATGACGTTCGGTGACAGCGTGAGTCTCAACGCTGAGTTATATGGCGCTCTTGGGCAGTGCAATATTGATCGTGCTGCAGTCAGGAAGCTTGATGTGCATCCAGTTTCTGATGCTGATTAAATGTGATGATCTGATTTTACGCATTTAATGGGCAAGGTACGGCTATGGCTTCGGAAAAAGCTCTGTTTCCTGACGAGTTCTCGTTCGAAAATATTACGTATATCGGGCAAGCGGACACCACAAAC